AGATTTACCATTGCCCAGTTCATTTATATCAGGGTATAAATTAATTGTTTTTTGTCCGTCCGCTGATACACTTCTTAAAGAGTAAGAAGGCCCGATAAATGGTACTTGTGCCATTATTAATCCCCTGTGTATATATTAAATCCGCCACTTCTTCTCAATGCTGGATCTGTTACCATTATTTCTAATCTTTGTGAACCATTTGTAACTTTAATTGCTGCTTTAGCACTAACTGCAAGAGCACTTGCATCTTGTGATAATACTCTTCCATATTCTATAGCTTGTTCTACTGCTAAATTATATCTTAAAGCTTTAATGTATCCAGATGGTAGATCTATTACTGTATCTAAAGTTTCAAATTTAATAAATTGATCAGATACTGTTAAGACTATTTTACCTTCGTTAGAAATAGGATAAACAAATAATTCAGCTAAAGGATAACTTGGACTATAATAAGCCATTGTTGGATAATTTATCTCTAAATCTTTTAATGTAATAGCATTATATTGTACTTCTGTTATCAATTGAATTGGTACTGAAGTATTACCATTCATAATATAATAACAACTCATAACTCCAGATGGTGGTCTTAAAGTATCAATATCACCACTTGTTCCTATTGTATATGATTTTTTATTTGTTAAATTAAATTCTATAGTGTTTGTGCCTATAATCATTAGGCTTTCATTGTTCCATTTCTCTACAATCTCATTTAAAGTATCTAAAGCATCATTAGCTTGTTGGTCAGTTAGATTTTCTCCTTCCCCCAACACTCCCGTCAACATCATGCTTCTTCTTATCAAGTTTCTTGCTGTTGTTTGATTGCTCATCTTTTTCTTCCTTTAAATCTTTTTTATAGAACTTTTCTTCTTCTTCATCATTAACGATTATTTCTTTATCATTAATGTAAAGCATCTTTGGGTATTCATGAAATTTTGTCATAATTTTATCCTTTATTTATAATTAAAAAAGGGATAAGGTTTTTATCCTTTATCCCTTTAGTATATTGATATTTTTTCAAATATCAATGATTTTGATTATAACAATGCTGGATTGTTTATAATTTTTACTGCGAACTCTGGTCTTATGATAGCCCAACCGTAAAGAACGTCAATACGAGTAACAAATTGGTCAGTAGAAATAACATAATCAGAGATAACTCTAAGAGAAATTCCTAATTGTGAATCACTAACACGTGCTGCTCTGTCTGTTCCTTTAGGAAGAGGTAAGTCAGCTGTTACTAATACGAATGCATCTCTGTGGAAAGCTACACCAATCTCGTATGTTGCAGAAGCTACACCGATAAATGTAAGTAATGCATCATTAGCAGGTCCAACTGTAACGTTTTTATAAACACCAGTTGTTACGATTGCAGGAGAGATACTTAAAGAAGTTCCAGCAGCACCTACATCACTTAATACAACGAATTGTCTTAATTGACCTGTTGATTGTTTGCTCATTGGATTTACTGCATAAACACCAGCGATAGTGAATGTATCACCAGCTTTCAATGTTCCAGATAATCCATCAACTGTTAATGTAGAACCTGTTTGAGAAGCGCCATTGATTGCAACTGGATCAGCAGTGCCTGTTCCGTTTGTGTGCATTTGAACGTTTTGATCCATGGACCATTTGAAACCGGCTGTGCGGCCCATTGTTCCTTCTTTGTATTGTTTGGAGATTTCGGTTACGTCATTGAACAAACCTTTAAGTCCGTCAACGATAGCTGCTTGAGAGGCAGAACCGATAACAATAGCTCTCATGTCATCACGAGGTGTAGATTCATTATCTAATTTAACACCTGCTGCAAGATAAGTTTTTAAGTCACTTGCAAGAGCAGTTGGAGAACCAACAGCGTTAGGTATTTTATTTACTAAAGATAAACCGTCATAGTCAATCTTGTTTGCTAATTCAGCGATAGCTGGTTTTAAAACTCTGTCTGAGAACTCATCCATACTTAAAGCTAAGTCTACAGAAGAGAATTCCATATCAACGTGAGCTTGTGTGGTTAAAGTAACAGGAACTGATCTCTCAACTGTATCTTGAACAGATAAAGCTGCACCAGTTGTAACTGCATATTTAACAGGCATTCTGATATTTAATGTGTTACCGATTTTTGCACCAGACTTTGCGAATTGGTCATCGTATTGTCTATTAACTTGCTTTGCGAAAGTTAAGTTGTTCTCCAAGATCGCTAAAGCTTCGTTAGTGATCATAGAGATGGTTAATAATGTATTACTTGCCATTTTATATACTCCTTTAAATTTTGTTTATTATATTGGCTAATGATTTATTTCTTTTGTGAATCTCTCCAAGCTTTATATTCTTTATAAGACATTTTGCTTGGGTCTTTAACACTGTTTCCTTGAGTTTTACTATTGATTGGTTTGACAGGATCAGGTGCTTTAGTTGATTTCTTTTCTGTAGAAGCAGATTTGTCTTTAATATTACCTTTTACTTTACTTTCCACTTTAATTTCTAATTTTGTTAATTCTTTAACTTGCTGGGCAGGGGTTAAATTATAAATTCTTTTAGTTTCTTCTGGATTGCTACATAAAAACAATAACATGTCGGGACCGACTTCACTTTGCATTATTTCAGATCTCATTTGAAATGAAAGTGGCAAATCAACTTTAGTAAGCTTTGACCATTTGTCTTCTCCGTATCTTTGTTTAGCCTCCGCTAATCTTTCATTATATTTATCAATGATTTTTTGAGCTTCTTTATTTACCATTTCGGCTTCATCTTTTTGTCTCTGAGCTTTTCTTTCCTCATTAACTTCAAATTTTTATAATGCTTTAACGTAATCTTTATAATCTTCAAAATCATTAATATCTGGTTCTTTTAAATCCTCAACTTTGATTTCAGGTTTTGCTTCTTCTTTTGGCTTAGTTAACTGAGCCTCTAGTTGTGCAATTCTTGCTTCATAATCACTATTTTTCTTAGTGAGTTTGTCGATTCTTTTCTTAAAACCGTTTTTCTTTGGTTTCTCTTCTTCTTCAGACTCATCATCTTCTTCGTCTAGAACTTCATCTGACTCTTCGTCTTCTTCTTCAGAGTTTAGATAGTCAAAAGATTTATCATCTTCATTTCCATCTTTATTTTCCTCGGTTGCTGACTCTTTGGTTTTTTTCTCAGACTCTTCAACTTCAGGAGTTTTAGGAGTTTGAACAGCGTTGTCGAATTTTACTTCTTCTTTTTTTGAGAATACTTTCTCGGTTTGTTCACCATCATTAGTGGTTATAATAATTGGCATTTTAGTTTCCTTAAAATGAGTTGCCCTTATTTTTTTATATTAACATATACGGATAACAAGTAATCCTATTTTTATTGTATGGTTATATTGTATTATGTCAATATAAAGTTTATTTATATTTATCTTGTAAGTCCTTGATTTTCTTCTCTATTTCTTCATCTGTTAAGTTTGATAAAGTAGTAGTAGTGTCCACTTCATACTTTTGAGTATATTTTTTCTTATTATTAGCTTCAACGTATCTCATAAGTATTTGTTTTGAGAAATCACTTGTATATACTTTCTGCTCTATCTGTGCTTCTTTATAAGTATTATTAAACTCTTCTATACTTTTATACTCTTTATTAGCTTCATCGTTTTTCTTTAAGTAATCAAAGAAATCGTATGGTCTTATCTTATTAATAGATAATGCTTCGCTAATAAAAAGACAGTCTTTGAAATCTTCAAAAACTTTATCAACTGTCTTTTTAGTTAATTTTGCCATATTAAACACCTCACATTTGATCAGTGAATTGTGTTTGATTTTGTAGTTTGGCTAATAGTTGTGCTTCCTCTTCTGGTGTGAAATCTCCTTGCATTTCTGGATTTTGTTGCGATGTAACTGGATCATTTACTCCACTTAATACTAATGTATCTTGTTGTTTAGGAATATTTGATTGTCCACCTTGTTTAATACCTGTGAATGCTAGTTCTTGTTGGAATGCTAAACGACTATCAGCAGCATCCTCTTTAATACCAGCTTTTATCAATTCAACACGAGCTTGAAGAGCTGCAATTCTTTCTTTACTTTCAATATCAGCTTGTTTGTTTTTAACTTCAGCCTCAGCAGAGTTAGCTTTAGCAGTTAAATCAGATATTAATTGTTGCATTGCTTGCAATTGTGCCATCTGTTCTGCAATCTTCTGTTCATACTGTGCTTGAGCTTGTGCAACTTGAGCTTGAATCTCTGGAGGAAGTTCTTTATTACCTTGAAGTTCTGGAGGTAACATAATTTTAAGTCTTTCACTAATCTCTTTAGCTCCGTCCCAATCTTGTTTTGCAACAAATATATCACCAATTAACCCGGCAATATTAGGATTAACTTGCATTAATGCCAACATACTATCAATAGCATCTTGTCTTTGATTTTCTCCATATGGTCCGATACTTACATCGCAATCATATTTACCAATATCTAAGAATATAGATTCTTTTTCATCAAAGGCATTTATAATTTTCAATTCGTCCTCTTCATTTACTCCACCTTTTATTCTGATTACTCTTTCTGTATCATAAACGATAGGAATAATTTCTAATAAGATTTTACCAGCATATTTTAATGATTTGCATAAGTTATCTATATACATGAAGTTAGTTACCTCAGCTTGTCTTTGTTTAGTTATTAAAGCACGACCTGAAGCTTCTTTCTTATCTGTTCCTAAAGAAGGATCATATATACCAGTAGTTGCTTTTAAGTCTTCATTAGCTGCTTGTTTAGCGTTTAATATAGAGGCAATTTGAGGATCAAACTGTGTTCTAACTGGTGCTGGTGCTGGTTGTCCATTTAAACTTACATTCTTATATGTTAAATAAGGTAAATTCATACTGTTAGCATTTGCCCACTCTGCTTCATGACCTTCAAACTGTCCTTCAATACCAATGAATGGAGCTTTAGGAGCTAAAGCAATTTGTTCTGTCTCAGCACTATACCAAAAGTTATAAGCACTTTGAGCATCTTTAGCTTGTCTAACTACACCTTCAAATATTCTTTTACCATTTCTAATATATGTATCAGCAAACACCGGAATGATAGGGATACGACTGCCTGGGAATGTTGTCTCTTCTAATATCTCATGACCATTGGTTTTTACCCATTTAACTGTCTTTTTATGACTATCACGCTCTTTAACTATTTTACTTTGTTTTTGTGTTTTCTCTGGTAAATCATTATAATCTTTCTTAAGCATGATCTCTCCATTACTTAATTGAACAATAGTAATTTTTTCATAATCAATATAAAAATATTCTGCTATTCTAACAGTATCTTCTCTTATCCATGAGTCACCACTATTAATAAACAAATCGCCCTTGGTGCATTCTGCATCAGGATATAATCTATAGAATTCATCTTTAGTTATATCATCAAATACAAATGCCCACTCTATATCTGAGAAATCAGATTTAAAACTTGGGTCAATATAAACAGAGAAAGGATTATCAATAGCTTTAATAAATATGTCTTGTTCAAAAGACATTGGATCATTATACTCAGTTATAATTCTGAAGTAACCTTCACCACATGTGGAAGAGCTATCAAATGATGTATCATAAGCATTCTCTG